GGGAAACTGGATTTCATATTATACAAACGGTTACTTCTAATACTATTGCGGTTGCACATTCAACGAGTGCATCTGACTCGGCTGCAGTAAGTGCAGGAGCTGCAGTTACACGACAAAAGAGATCTGTATTTTCAACTCCTTCTGCTCATATGAAGGGAACTGTTGCGGTAACCGCCGATAGTGCTACTGTAACTGGAACTGGTTCGATGTTTGATTCTCAGTTTATAGTTGGAGATAAAATTGTAATTAATGGTGAAACTAGGAGAGTAAAAACTATTACATCAAATACTGTAATAGTATGTGATTCAAATTTCCTTAATACTGCGGCTACACAAACTTATACAAGAGATTGGGAATATAAGCATGCTTTTGCAGAAGGGCCACCTACAACTTCAACACATGCAGCAGACAAATCTATGTCATTAGATGAAATTCATATTGCAGTTGCTGATGAAGATGGAGAATGGACAGGAACAGTTGGTGAAGTTTTAGAAGCACATGCAAACCTTTCGGTTGCAAGTGGTGCAAGAGATGATCAAGGCGAAGACATTTATTACAAGAATTGGATTAACAAATATTCCAGATATATGTGGTGGTTGCAATATTCTGCCTTTGAGGGAGAATCATTAAGTGGAGATTATATAACTCCTGCTGCTACTGGATCTAAAACGCTTCGTGGATGGGGTGCAACTGCTGATGCAGGAGGTACACAACAAGCAGATGAATTTTTCATGCCTGGAAAAGCAAAGACTTTGAGTTTTCAAGGTGGAACTGCTGGGTCTGCACCAAGTTCCGCAGACCTTATTCGTGGATACGATTTGATGAAATCAGCAGAAGATGTTGATGTTTCATTACTGATGTGTGGAAATCATGCATCGGCGGTAATTCGACACTGTATCGGAAATATTGCAGAATCACGAAAAGATTGTCTTGCTTTCTTCTCACCAGAAAAAGCAGATGTTGTTGGAACTACAAGTTCTTCAGTAGCAACTGATAATGTTATTGATCATAGGGATACTGTAAATCAGAATTCTTCTTATGCAGTTATGGACTCTGGTTACAAACATATGTTCGACAAACATAACGATAAATTCCGTTATGTTCCTCTGAACGGAGATGTTGCTGGTCTTTGTGCTCAAACTGATCAAGTACGTGATCCTTTCTTTTCTCCTGGCGGATTTACTAGGGGTCAGATTAAGGGTGTTGTAAAACTTCCGTTTAATCCAAAGAAAGCAGAACGTGATAAGTTGTATCAGTCACAGGTCAATCCAGTTGTTTCGTTCCCAGGCGAAGGTACAGTCCTTTTTGGTGACAAAACACAATTGACAAAACCATCTGCATTTGATCGAATCAATGTACGAAGATTGTTTATTCTTCTGGAAAAAGCGATTGCAAATGCAGCTCGATTTCAGTTGTTTGAATTCAACGATGAGTTCACACGTTCACAATTTGTTGCAATGGTTGAACCCTTCTTGCGTGATATTCAAGGAAGAGGTGGAATTCAAGACTTTGCAGTTGTGTGTGATGCTTCAAATAATACTGCACAAGTTGTAGATGCAAATCAATTTAGGGGAGATATTTTTGTCAAACCTTCACGATCCATCAACTTTATCCAACTCAACTTTGTTGCGGTTCGGAGTGGAGTAGAATTCTCAGAAGTCGTTGGTGCTGTTTAATATTTTGGACATAAATAATTAAAACAAAGTTTTTTGGAGAAATAACAAATGGCAGCATGGACTTCATCCCTAACTACTTTTAAAGGTGCTCTCGAATATGGGGGCGCCCGTCCAAGTTTATTTGAATTCAACATTACTGGTGTTCCAGCAGATGTAACTCAATTTAAACAATTAAAATATTATTGTACTGTAAGTGCATTACCTCCACTTACTGTTACTCCAATTGAGAGACAATATTTTGGGCGGACAGTAAAAATGCCCGGCGATATGGTATTTGGTGATCTTTCTACAACGATTATTCAAACTGAATCAGCGAATGAACGTACTTATATTGAAACGTGGATGGATTTAATAAATTCACATTTGGAAAATAAAAGAAGTTATGATCCAAATATGGGTGATGAGTGGGGTTCCGCAGAATTAACTCAATATGCTAAAGATGGAAGTACATTAATGACTGCCGCTTTTGTTGGTTTGTGGCCGACTACCGTAAGTGAAATTGCATTGAGTTACGACACTGTTTCTGATATTGAACAATATGATGTTACTTGGGCATACCAGTACTATACTCTTAAAGGTACAGGTGTAGCTAAAACAGATCAAGATTAAGGAATAAAATGGCATTTAATGTATCAGAATTAAAATCTCAATTAAATAGTCAGGGTGGTGGCGCAAGACCATCCATGTTTAAGATTAAAATTAATGGAAGAAATGCTAATTATACATTTTCTGATAAACAGACTATACTTGTTAAAGCTGCAGGAATTCCTACATCAACTATTGCTGCACTTCCAGTAAATTTTGGGGGTCGAGCATACAAATTAAATGGTTTTCGTACATTTGATGTGTGGACAACTACTGTAATTAATGATGAAAATTTCGAAGCGAGAAATAAAATTTCAGATTGGATGAGAAGAATGGTAGGAAAATTTGATGGTGAGAGAACAAATTTTTATGGTGGTCAAGCAGAAGTGTATGAAGGATCTGCAACAATTACTCAACTTGGAGTAAATGGTAAAGATTTACAAACGTATAAATTCTATAATCTCTGGCCGACAGAACTTGCAGAAGTTCCTTTGGATTGGTCAAGTGATGCAATTGAAGAATATACCGTAACATGGGCTTATGATTATTGGAGTAAAGGGGCTCCATCTTCAGCAAAGAACATAGTAACTGGGTAAAATTCTAGAAAAATAAAATGAATGGCATTCAAAGTAACAGATTTCAAGTCAAATTTAAAGGGGGGAGGCGCTAGACCTTCCCTTTTTTATGCCGATCTAGATGCTGCATTTACGAAACTCGGCATACCATTTCCCAATAAATCTCAATTTTTAATCAAGGGAACAACTATTCCTGCAAGCACACTTGGTACATATGAAGTATTTTTTCATGGAAAGTCTGTAAAAGTTGCAGGAGATCGTACTTTTGATACTTGGGACACTACTATTATAAATGATGAAGATTTTGGTATTAGACACGCAATTGAAAATTGGATGGAATTGATTTCAAATCACAAACTAAATACAAGAGATACGAGTATTACTTCTAAATTAGAAGGAGAAAATGCTGATTATAAGCAAACTCTTTCGGTCACGCAATTTGGAAAAGGTGGAAAAGGATTGCGTAAATATGATTTTTTAGGAGCATTTCCAACTGCACTTTCTACAATCAATCTTGATTGGGGTACAGCAGACATAGAAGAATATACTTGTACATGGACATATGATCGGTGGAGAGCATCAAGTTTTGATTCCACTGGAACTGCCCCTAAAATTGTTATAGGAGATGGATAATGGCATTTGAAATATTTGGATTCAAAATTGAAAGAAAAAGTCAGGAAACGACTGGCGCTAGTGTTCCTGCATTCACACTTCCAGAGAACGATGATGGTTCTCAAATGGTATCGGGAGCTAATGCGTATGGTTCTTATCTTGATATTGAAGGACAGTACAAAAATGAAGTAGAACTTATCATTAAATATCGTGATATGGCGCAAACTTCAGATTGTGAAATTGCAATTGATAATATCGTAAATGAAGCAATTGTTGTAGATGATACAAGTCCGGCAGTTCAAATGGTTCTTGATAAAACCGATTTAACAGAAACAATCAAAAAAAAAGTTAGAACAGAATTCAGTACTATATTAGATTTATTGAATTTTAATAATTATGGACATGATATTTTTCGCAGATGGTATGTTGAAGGGAAATTATACTATCATATTATGATTGATGAAAAAGATCCAAAACGTGGTATTGTAGAGCTTCGAAGTTTGGATGCTACAAAAATCAAAAAAATGAAACAAGTGAAACAAGAAAAAACTGTCGATCCAAGAAAAGCAAAAATAGAAATTGTTCCTCATTATCAGTATAATGAATCTGGAATGGATAAACGGTCTACTTCTGGAATACTGATTTCTGGTGATAGTATTGCATATACCACTTCTGGTCTATTAAATCCACAGAAAAATATGGTATTGTCTTATCTTCATAAGGCAATGAAACCATTGAATCAACTGCGAATGGTGGAAGATGCAATTGTCATTTACAGAATTTCAAGAGCACCAGAACGCAGAATTTTTTATATTGATGTAGGAAATTTACCGAAACTCAAGGCCGAACAATATATTCGTGATATCATGACACGTTACAAGAATCGATTAGTTTACGATTCGGATTCTGGTGAAGTCAAAGATGATCGAAGACACCAATCAATGTTGGAAGATTACTGGTTGCCACGAAGAGAAGGTGGAAGAGGAACAGAAATTACCACACTTCCTGGCGGAGAAAATCTAGGACAACTAGAAGATGTAGAATACTTTCAACGAAAATTATATAAAGCAATGCATGTCCCTGTTTCACGGCTCGAGGCAGAATCGGGATTCTCTTTGGGGAGAGAAAGTGAAATTACGAGAGATGAATTGCTTTTCAGTAAATTTATCAAAAAGTTGCAAACAAGGTTTTCGATATTATTCGATGAAGTAATGGAAAAACAGTTAATATTGAAACATGTTATGACTGCTGCAGAATGGTCAAAAGTCAGAGATAAGATTCATTATTCTTTCAATGCAGATCATTACTATACAGAATTTAAGCAACAAGAAACTTTGTCTCAACGAGTAGATCTTGCAAGAAACATGGAAGATTGGGTAGGACAATATTATTCAAAAGAGTGGTTTAGAACTCATGTTCTTAGACAAACCGCAGAAGAAATGGAAGAAATAGATGGTCAAATAGCCAAAGAAAAAGAATCTGGTGAATATGACGATGAAGAGGGTGAAGATGAAATGTAATCCTCAAGGTTTATAAATATTAATAGATAATTTTTGGAGATAAAAATGGCAGAACAATCAGCACAAAAAGATTATAAAACGGTAGATATTGTAGATTTTGCAATGCAAGGGAAACCTATAAAGATCAATGATGCATTTGGACAACTAATTTCAAATAAAGTAGTAGATTCGCTTGCAAATCGAAAACAAGAAGTTTCTGCCAAAATGTTTGCAGATAAAGTAGAAGAACCAACTTCAACACCAGAAGCAGAAACAACGGAGGAGCAATGATTATAAAAGTAAAAACTACGGAAGCAGCTGCGCCAACTGGATCTGGAACCGCATCTAATGTAAGTTCTGCGACTTGTGTGAGAGCAGTAAATTCTGGAACAACTGCTCGATTGGTTACAGTAGAGTTAGCAGGAGGAACAGATATTGGAACTTTTACTATGCCAGGAGGAACAGTTGAATATATTGAAAAAGATCCAACCGATAAGATTTTTGCTGCACATGCAGAAATTCTTTTAGCAAAAGTTGCATTTCAGAGTGGATAATGAAAACATTTAAAGAATTCAGAGAATCAATCGGGTATTCTACTAAATTTAAAATAGTAGAAAAAGAAAAAATTGATATAATTGAGGGGGATGTAGTAGATCAATTGAGATCTATTATAAAGAAAAAAAAGGAATCAGATATAAAATTTAAGTCGGGTACATCGGTTCCAATTGATCCTGAATCAGCAAAAAGTATATTAAAAACATTTGATTCACTAAATAGTTCTAAACAGAAAAAAATGCGAGATAACATGAATAAAGATACAAAATCATTCATGACTATTATGGATTTCGCATTGGAAAACGTAAAGTAAAAGGAACACTATGCCATCTTTATACGAATTTTATCAAGAAAAAGAAATAAGAGAATTGACTAATACAATCAATTCTGCAAAATATATAAGCGAAGAACAAAAAGAAGCAATGGTTGCAGAACTTTCAGTAGTTTCTGAAGCATCCAAAAAAACAGATTTTCTTTGGCTAGACTCGGCCGGACTTTATTTCAACCAAGTAACCGCAGCATTTTATACGGCTAGTACCTTTGATTATGAAGAGGGGCCCCGAGGCGGTACAGCTTATCGCAAAATATTAACAAAATTAAAAGGAAAAGATAAAGATCATGTTAAAAAGCATCTTATACATTTTATTAAACGAGGTGGACTCGTTAAGAAGCGAGAAGTTGAACCTCTTATCGATGTAGATGCTGACGATTTTAATCAAATGAAAAATATTTTGTAGGTACACAAGATGCAACAGACAGGTAAAGCTCCTTCTGGTTTTAGAGTTATAGATGGAATCGACATCTTAGAGAAAAAATAAATAGGAGACATCCAAATGAAACTAATTTGCGAACTTACAGAAACAGTAGAATACGAACTGATTGAAGCAGATGGAAAACCCAAACAATATTTTATTGAGGGTATCTTCATGCAATCGGAAAAAAAGAACAAGAATGGTAGAATTTATCCATTGCCTATTCTTGAAAAAGAAGTGAGTCGATATGTAAAAGAATACGTAGAACCAAAACGTGCATTTGGGGAATTGGGGCATCCAGATGGCCCAACGGTCAATTTAGATCGTGCATCACATATGATTACTTCTTTAAACAAAGAAGGTAAGAATTTTATTGGTAGAGCAAAGATTTTAGATACACCGAATGGAAAGATTGTAAAGTGTTTAATTGATGAAGGTGCAAGGTTGGGTGTTTCTTCAAGAGGAATGGGAACCTTGAAACCAGAAAATAAAGGACAGATTGTTCAAAAAGATTTTTATCTTGCAACTGCTGCGGATATTGTCGCAGATCCTTCTGCTCCTAATGCTTTCGTTGAAGGTATTATGGAGGGTAGAGAATGGATTTGGGATAACGGATTGTTAAGAGAACAAGATGTTGAACGGGCTTGGGACAATATCCGAAGTGCCCCTTCCAGAGAACTTGAGGAAGTAAAATTGAGTGAGTTCAAAAATTTATTGTCAAAACTATGATTTTATAAATATTAACAGTAACGAAATACAATAATTTAGGAGTTTCAATGGCTACTGAAGAAATCAAAAACCAAGAGGAAGAAGTTCTGGAAGAAACTGAACAGCAGGAAGAACTTGTTGAAGCTCCAGAACATGAAGAAGAGCAATCAGAAGAAGTTCTTGCTGAAAAGTCTAAAGCAAAAGTCAAAGAAGACGATGATGAGGACGAAGACGAAGAAGAATCTGATGATGATGATGAAGAAGAAGAGGAAGAAGAGCAGGTAAAGAAAGAGGATGTAAAGGTTCCTACAACCAAAGCTGCTATGATTAAAGCTCTTTTTGATAAAGTCAACGGAATGAAGAAAGAAGAAGTTTCTTCACGTTGGAAAGAACTAATGTCTGTCGCAGAAGCGGAAGATCTTGGTGGCCCAACACCAACTGATTCTGATCCAGAAAAAGATGAAGTCGGTAAAAAGAAAAAGAAAGTAAAAATTTCCATGCCCGAAATTAATGTCAAAGAAGATATCGAAGCATTAGTACAAGGCGAAGAACTTTCTGAAGAATTCAAAACAAAAGCATCGACAATTTTCGAAGCTGCAGTTCATCAGAAGGTAATGGAAGTTGCAACCGAAAAGATTGGTGATCTTGAAAAAGAATATCAATCCAATCTTCAGGAAGAGATTGTTTCATTCCGTGACGAATTGACTGAAAAAGTCGATGGTTACCTCAACTACGTAGTTGAAGAGTGGATGAGAGAGAACGAACTTGCGCTCGAAGGATCA